GCGCAAACGCGCCGCAGAGACATTCAGGCGAGGTCCCATACTCGGCAGCGAGCTCATTTGTCGGCAGGCAGTGGCGGTGGCGATACCCGGCCATCTGAGACTCGGACCACTCGAAGCAGGGGTTGAGCCACACCTGAGCGCCGACCCGCTTCTCAGGTTCATGGAACCCGGCCCTGCGACCGGACTCCCCCGCGTAGACGCCGGTGACGAATAGGACCCGATCTGACCGCTCCTCTTTCTCCTCGCGCACAACCTGGCGGATGGCCTCCCGCTTCAGGTGGGCATAGACGAACACGTGATCCGACGGGGTCGGGAAGCCCTCTTCGAGAACCCACTCGGCGTAGGACTTGCCGTCGTGCTCCTCGTTGCGGATGATCCGCAAGGCCCACTTCAGGTCGCGGGCCGCCTGCCGCACGAACTGCTCGTTTTCGGGGACGCCGATCGTCGTGTCAATGTGCAGAACCGTCGGGTCCATCCCCTTCGACCGAAGAAAGAGGCTCGAGAGGTTAGTCGACACGAGCGAGTCGTGTCCCCCGCTGAAAAGCAGAAAGACATGCTGCGGCTCGTGCTCGGCGAGGGAATCCTCCAGGGCACGAGCGGCCTGCTTCTCATATTCAGTCTGTAGAAATCGCATCTCCACTTGGTCTGTTGCGCAAGCGAGCGGTGAAATCAGTGGGGCATTCAGCCGTCTTCTGCTGAATCGTCTTCTGTTGGACCATCCTCTGTTGAACCGTTCTCTGTGGAGTCGCTTTTCTCCGCCCGAACCTCCGCCAGTGTCTTCATCCGGAAGCCGACCAGATTGGGTTCCCATTCCTCATAGCGCTTATCCCGAAGGACCAGGGTCCGCCCCTCCGCGAGTTGAAACCGGGTCAGCTTTCCCGACCCCAAGGCCCGGTAAATCGCCGCCCGGTTGCAATCCTTCTCCTCCGCGGCCTTCGTGACGGTAAGCACTTTCTCTTTCAGCTTCTCAAGCGACATGAGGAGCAGCGGTTCTGGCAAAGAGCAGAAGCGCGAGGAACAACTGTCTCATAATACGTGAGGTATCTCACGCTTG